CTAAAGGTGGATTAGTATTAGCTGAAACAACTTTGGAAAGGCAACAAGTTGCATCTCAAGTTGGTTTGGTTTTAGCTATGGGCCCACAATGTTATAAAGATAAAGAACGATATCCTGAAGGCCCGTGGTGCAAGGAGAAAGATTGGGTTATGTTTGCACGTTATGCAGGTAGCCGAATCAAAATAGATGGTGGGGAAATGCGTCTGCTAAACGACGATGAAGTGTTAGCAACAATTGATAGTCCAGAGGACATCTTGCATGAGTTTTAATCATAGGAAGGAGTAACTATGCCAGACACAGAAGAAAACAAAATGGTGCCTATAGATACATCAGGACCTGATGCTACTGTAGATATCGAAGAGAAAAAAGAAGAAGCCGTTGTAGAAACGGAAAACACGGAACAAGAACAAGGAACAGATAAATCATTTGAAAATGAAAGAGAAACAAAGTTAGAAGAAAAAAAATCAGATGAAACATTAGAGGACTATAGTAAAGGAGTACAATCTCGTATTGCGAAATTAACTCGTAAGATGAGAGAAGCAGAAAGAAGAGAACAAGCTGCTATTGATTATGCCAAAGCTGTAGAAGAAAAAAGACAAATATTGGAAAAACGTTTTGAAAAAACAGATTCTGAATATGTCAAAAAGTTTGAGACTAGTATTTCAACAGGTTTAGAAGCTGCACAAAAAGAATTAGCAGCAGCGATTGAATCTGGAGATGCGAAAGCTCAAGTTGAAGCTAATAAAAGAATTGCAACTCTCGCTTTTGAGAATGCAAAATTAGAACAAACTAAAGCAGGAAGAGAAGAACAACAGGCTGAGAAACCTGTTTTAACTCAACCACAACCTCGAACTCAACAAATGGAAGAACCTAATAATCCAGATCCTAGAGCTGAAGCATGGGCTAGTGAAAACTCATGGTTTGGTACTGATAAAGCAATGACTTACACTGCTTTTGAAATACACAAGGATTTAACGGAAAAAGAAGGTTATGATCCAAACTCAAATGAGTATTATGCAGAAGTTGACAAACGTATTAGAGTTGACTTTCCACATAAATTTGGTAATACTAATAATAAGCAAACGGCCGCTCCTGTTCAGACAGTTGCTTCTGCTTCAAGAAGCGTAAAGCCAGGTCGCAAAACTGTGAGACTCACATCTTCACAGGTAGCAATAGCTAAAAAATTAGGTGTGCCACTCGAAGAGTACGCAAAACAATTAAAATACACGAAGGAAGGAGCGTAAATATGGAAAACGAAAATAAAAATACTTCATCTCGTGCGAACCAAACACGGTCAAAGTCTGAACGACCTAAAGTGTGGGTTCCACCATCTTCTCTAGATGCACCCCCTGCACCTGATGGATTCAGGTATAGATGGATAAGAGCAGAAAGCGTTGGCTTTCAAGATACTAAAAACGTAACTGGAAGAATAAGAGAAGGTTATGAATTAGTGAGATCTGAAGAAGTCGAAAATGCATCTGATTATCCAGTCCTCGATGAGGGCAAATACAAGGGAGTGATTGGGGTCGGTGGCCTTTTGCTTGCAAAGGTACCAACAGAGATCGCGCAACAACGTCAAGATTATATGTCTAACAGGCATAAACAAAGAGACGAAGCCGTAAGTAACGATCTTATGAAGGAGCAGGATAGTAGAATGCCGATCAATGTTGAAAGGCAATCTCGTGTAACCTTCGGTGGTACGAAAAAATAATTTTTCAAATCACTGAATTTAATAAACCGTACTGGAGGCCCTTCGGGGCAGGTACATAAGGAGAAACAACTATGGCAAATAGAAACACACAAGGTTTTGGTTTGATCCCTGCAGGAACTCTTGGCTCAACGCCAGCGACTTCTGGTCAAGGCAAATACAAAATCGATGCGGGTTATGCAACCACGATATATCATGGTGCAGCCGTTGCTTCTGCTGCTGGTTACATCGTCGAAGGACAAGGAACTGCGACTCCTGTTCTAGGCGTGCTTAATGGAATATTCTACAACGCGGCTACAACTTTAAAGCCGACGTTTGCGAATCATTACGTTCAAGTAACACCAGCAAACTCAGAAGATATCGATGCATTTGTATTCGATAACCCACAACAACAATATGTAGTAGCAACAGATGCTGCAGTAGCACAAGCAGGATATTTAGAAACGTATGATATGAATACAACAGCTGGTAGTACAACTACTGGTCAGTCTTCAGCTACGTTAGATATCGCAGACACAAGTGCTGACTCAGACTCTTGGAGATTACTTCGATCTGCTGAAGATCCTGAAAACGATGAAAATGCGGCTTTCAGATCTGTAGTAGTAGTTGCTAATCTGATTGAGCTACAATCGTAAAGCTAGAATAGGAGAACAATAATGGCAATATCACGATCACAACTAGTCAAAGAACTAGAGCCAGGTTTGAACGCACTGTTCGGCTTGGAATACAAACGTTATGAAAATCAGCATGCTGAAATTTATAACGAGGAATCATCTGACAGAGCTTTTGAAGAAGAAGTAATGTTAAGTGGTTTCGCAAACGCACAAGTAAAAGGTGAAGGTTCTGGAGTTTCATTTGATGAAGCACAAGAAACTTTTACTGCTAGATACACTCATGAGACTGTAGCTTTAGCATTCGCAATCACTGAAGAAGCGATTGAGGATAACTTGTATGATAGACTTGCGTCTAGATATACAAAAGCTTTAGCAAGATCTATGAGTAATGCGAAACAAGTAAAATCAGTAGAACCACTGATTCAAGGTTTACCAACAACAAATAACTTTGATTCAGGTGACGGTGTTAGTTTATTTAACACAGCTCACCCAACGGTTGCTGGAACTTTCGCAAACACACTAGCTACTCAATCTGACCTTAACGAAACATCGTTAGAGCAGTCTATGATAGACATCGCTCAAATGACTGACGAAAGAGGTTTGAGAATTGCTGCTAGAGGAGTAAAAATGATTATTCCTTCTGAGCTACAATTCACAGCTGAAAGATTGATGAAGTCTCAAGGTAGAACTGGAACAGCTGATAATGATATCAATGCAATCGTATCTATGGGTATGGTTCCTCAAGGTTATAGAGTGAACAATTACCTAACAGACTCAGATGCATTTTATATCTTAACAGACATTCCTAATGGAATGAAAATGTTCAACAGAGCTCCATTGACAACTGCAATGGAAGGCGACTTTGATACTGGAAACGTTAGATACAAAGCTAGAGAAAGATACAGCTTCGGCGTATCAGACCCTAGAGGTATCTTCGGCGTTGAAGGTGCGTAATCAATAATTTTTTGTGGCGGGACATAGTTCCGCCACAATCATAAAATAGAAAGAAAAAACCATGAAAAAATTTATAGTAAATATTTGGGCGTACGACCATCACGCTAAATTTACAGTAGAATCAGAAGATTCCCCAACTGACCTTGAACAATCTATCCTTGACAAACTTGGAGAAAACAGTATAGTTTGGGAAAACCTTGGAATATCTTATGATAACAAGGTAAATAGAATAACCTATGAGGAGGTTATAAATGATACAAGACCTATACAAACAAAAAAGGTCCTTGGAGTTGAAGTGGGAACAGGAGCATCTAGATAATAATAGATACACTCTTGAGATGGTTAGAATTGACGATAAAGTCAAACAGATCATCACAGACATTAAGCTTGAAGAAGCTAGAATGGCTCACATACAGAACAACATAGAAGGTTCTGCTCCAGAAGTTTCAGTAGCTTCTTAGTATAAAAGCTACATCGTTGGAATAAATCCACTCCACACTACAGGCTCTCTTGCACTCTACTAAAAACTAGTATATAAAAAACATACTATACAATTAAATAATAAAATAAATATAGACGTGTATAGTCGACACACCCTAGGTGACTATATTTATATATTCTAGGAGGAATATAAAATGGCAACAACTACTTTTTCGGGACCAATAAAAGCGGGAACGATATCAAATACTACAGGTACTACAGTTGGTACTAACATGAAAAACACAGGACAAGTTGTAATGGCACAAAGTTTTGCAGCTTCATTAGCAGGCGGAGCACTTGCTGCAACAGCAACAAGTGTAATCATTCCAGCAAACTCACAAATCGTTGATTGTGTTTTTGACGTAATCACAGCATCATCAGATGCAACTAACATTAGTGTTGGTTTTGTAGGAGGATTAGCTACTGCTCTTGTTAACACGTTTGCAATCGGAACTACTGCGGGTAGAAAATACCCTACAACTCAAGCAGGCGGAGCTTTAGCTTGGGAAGATATTGGGGCTTCTGATCAAAGATTAAACGTAACTAACTCTGCAGCTACAAGTGCTGGTGAAGTTAGAATTACTATTTTGTACCAACAAAATATAAATTTAAGTTAATAAATAATTAACTCGGAGCGTCTGGTAATGCAGGCGCTCTTTAAAAGGAGGAAAACATGGCAGCAGACACAGTATTAAATACAACTGTATTCGATGGAGCAAAAAAAGTAATTACTCACTACAATGTGGTTTCAGGTGATGGAGAGGGAAGCACAACTAAAATAGTTGATGTTTCTGGATTAAGTTCAAACAATGGTAAAACTTGTAAAACAGTAAGACTAAATAAA